TTAAAAAATTGTAGATTGTTGCCATGTTCCTCTACTAATAAATCTTTTGCTTCGGACGCTTTCTTCTGGAAGTAATAAGAAATTCGTTCCTTCTCGAATTCGTCGTATATCCTCAGCTTGTAATACCTCGCCATTGGGGCTTTTTTTCCATCTAACAAAGGTATGTATACGCGTTCTTCTGCGTTTGCTTTGTGCCATTTTAATGTATTTTCGGTTATATAATTTGAGCCAAGTCCTTTGCTCATTAAGGCAAATTCTTTGCTTCTATCATCATTCTGATGCATTGGTATTTTGGCTGCTTTTGATATGTATTTTAAAGTATAACCGATTGAGGCATCGGTTATAGTTCCTACATGTATTTCGCCAATTTTTTTGTTATCTAATGCCCAGGCACGTTCAAAATAATTAAAGTCAGCGTTGAATATAACTATATGGTAATGTGGTCTGTATGTCTGTCCTCCATATTCGCCAACGGCGTAATATTTTATAGATTTGTGTTTTTTTCCATGACATTTTCTTAATCTTTTAAAAAATTTTTGAATATCAGATTTTTTTAAAGTCATGTACCCTTTTTCAGTTATAGGTACGTGTTCTGTATCGTAGGTTAAAGTTAAGAAGTGAGCGGATATACTCCGCTCTCCTTCCTTAACTAATCGTACTGACCAAGTACTTGCTCTACGTCTTTTGCAATTTAAACACTTAGAACATGGGACATAGTGTCCGCCGTTTTCCTCTTTTAACTGGAATGGGTTTAAACATTGTGTAGACACTAAAAGCTTGGTGTTCCGTATTTAGGCATTGGTCTAACTGCCTGAATTTTATTAAATACATGACAATACAAAGGGTCAGTACCATCTTCTACTGCAAATATACGTGTAGTATCTGCTGGTTTACATTCTATAAATGTACTATTAAGATTAGGCTCGGTTGCAAAAATGCGCCCTAAATGCCAATAATCTAAAGTTGTTCTAAATTCTCCAGCTACACGTGAAGGCATAAATTTATATTCAGCATATCTTGGTACATAACCAAATGTTTCTTCTTTAGCTGTAGTATATGCAAATAATTCTTGTTGTTGTACTGCTTGTTCCCCAATATTAGCAAATGATGGAAAATAGTAATCTAACGTATCATTTTTAAGGAATGTACGTGGTATACCTTGCTGGTAAGCAGTTTTAGGCATTACACTCATTATGCCAATAATATAACCATGCTCTTCACAATAATATGAACCACTTTTTCCACTACTAATAGATAATGCATGTCCAGCCATGTTACCTTGTGGTAAACCACCATCTTCGCCAGTAGTGTTTAAGACTTCGCTTACTACTACTGGAGTTTTTACTCCTGTAATATATTCAGGTCGTTGTAATCTAGCATCTGAACTTCTAACACCAAAATGGCTTAAAATACTCTCTATATAACGAGTACCGCCACGAGCGTTTTTCTCAAGCCATTCTTGTAATCTAAATGCACGACGTAAATCATTAATAGTTGTTGGAGCAATTGATGCATTACTAGTATCTGCAAATAATTCATTTGCACTAACTTCTCCTGAAGTACCACCAGGTACAACTGGGTCGAATGGTGTACCATCTAAAGTTACTGCTGAACCAGCTGTATTAACTTTAATAGCTAAGTCGCCATCAATATTACCTAAAGGTATATCAACTGCTGCACCTTTTTGAGCAAAAGGTAATGAGGCGGTAAAATAATCATGTTCCCATGCTCTATTACGCAAATCTGTTAATTCGCGAATACGTGCAACTGAAACTGCTTGACTACCATCAGTTAATTTATAATTAATAGGAGCTTGTAAATTTTGATCTCTATAATATTCATTGTAAATACATTGATATGCTGCAAAAGGTAACATACCAATATTAGTTACTGAACTAGCATTTGGTGGTGGTGGAACACCTAAATAATCAGCTGTTTTTGCTGAAGTTGGATAAGTAGCAACTTGATTTGGTTGAAAATATTCAGAAGGTAAATAAGGCATTACTGCTCCACTATTTGCATCTGTAATAAACTTTTCCCAGTTTGACCATAATATACGATTTGGTACAAAGAAATAGTGCATACTTACATCCATTCTATGCATAACTGGAGCAATAAGTGGTGCAAATCTTACTAAGCTTTCGCATCCAAGATTAAACTTATCGCCTGGTACACATTCTAATGTAAGAATTGGTGTCAATTGACCCATTTGTGTTGATAACTTAACATCATGGGATAAATCAAAGCTATTTTTTGATGGCTTTGTTAACTTAATACTGTTAAATAAGTTTTTCATGTTTGTTTTTTGTTTTTAATTGTTTATAAACGGGTTCCACCACGTTGAATATAATAGGTTCGGGCTACTTTTCTGTATCCGCCTTTTCGTTTGCGACTTGAACGTCTTTTCATTGGTTTTATTTTAAGGTTTAAAAATACGTAAAATTGATGCGGCTGTTTGTCCTACTATTCCAGCTGCTTGAATTTTTTTCATAAATTCATTTTCCTGTTCAGCTGATATAATCTTTTGTCCTGTTAATAACATTGCTTGCTTCATACTAACAATTTTTTGTCCTATTTCAGCTTGTTTAGCTACTGATAATTTTGTATTAGCTAATATGTTTTGTACTTCTGCACTAGTTTTTCTTATTTGGGTTTCTATTTGTTTAAACTTTTGGTCTTGTAAGTATACTTCTCCAGCTGATAAAGTTTCTTTGTTTCCTAATGTAAACTTCCTAATATCAAATGTATCTTTTGCGAACTTTGTATTAATATTTTTCCAATCAGTTTCACTATTTGTTTTTAATGTTTGAGCTTCTATTAAACCTCCTTGTTTTTGCATGTTCTCAAGTTGTAAACGTTGAGTTTCTAAGGCATATTGTTTTCCTAGTACATTTAATCCCTCTGGATCTACCTGCGGTGCTACATAATTAGGCGCTTTCGCTTCTGGTGTTTTTATAGGTTGGGCGGTTGTCATTTGACCATATATAAGATGTGGATTTAATCCAGCTTCTTTAAACCTTGTCATTTGAGCATCTGGAGCATTATACATATTCTGTCTATTCCAATCTGCTAATGCGTCTGCCCTTTGTCTATCGTACATCTCTAAATTTGTACGTTTTTGTTGTCTATTTGTTAATAACTGACTACCTACATTTAATGCATTTCCTACTAATGCTGCTGTCTTTGCTGCTTTTGCAGCTTTTAAAGTTCCTGCTATTGCTTTTCCAGCCGTTATTAACGCTGGTGGTATGATAAATGGCATGTTATAAGGGTTTTATAAATTCGGCCAAATTGGCCTCTTTGTTTGTAATTAGTTATGTTTTTTGGTTTGCGCGCCGATTTCGGTCGTTCCAGCGTTGCTGCTTGTTTTTGGTTTTCTGTTTTTTTCGTTTCTGTTGCCATTAACTTTCAGTCGTTTTTTTCTAAACCCCAAAAAGCAAGCTGCTTTCGCCCTTTGGTCGCCTTGGGTCATCCGCTACGCTACTTCCCTTAGCTCCCATGAGGCTTTCAGCCGCTTTGCTTTTTTCTTAGGGTGGGGGTTTATACTCCTTTTTTTTGTTTTTAGTTGACTTGGTGTCAACTAGCACTAATATATCAAGTATTATTAGTGCTTTGCTGACGCGCTTCGCTTGTCTTGCGCTTTGCGCGAGTTGGATTAATCCAACTCACTCAAAACGCCGTTTTGTTCTTCGGAGCTAATATCCGATAATTTTTGTAAATCTGGTTGTTTTTTTTCAGATTTCCAAGATTTTTTCAAATCTTTTAACTCTTGCTGATATAATTCAGCATATTCTTGCCTTTCTGATAAGTCAAGTGTTTTTGGGTCTGGTAAATCATTATAATCGTCACCTTGTTGCCAAATTGGTGTTCTTTCACCAGAAATTGGCAATCCTCTTGAATAACGTTCAAGAATTGTGCGAATAGACATGCTTTGATCTGGTATTGTTTCACTAGGTTCGTTGTTAACTTCATAATTGCGATTGTGAAATTCGCGATTTAAATAAGTTTTAATCATAATTAAATTTTTAAATGTTGTTGTTTATTTAATTTACGTATTGAATCGTAAATTTTTTCTTCATTAAAAAATTGTAGATTGTTGCCATGTTCCTCTACTAATAAATCTTTTGCTTCGGACGCTTTCTTCTGGAAGTAATAAGAAATTCGTTCCTTCTCGAATTCGTCGTATATCCTCAGCTTGTAATACC